GGCGGCGGTCCCAAGTACCTGGAGTGGCCGCTGTTCCGGCACTTCGCCGTGTGGCTCGGCAACATCGCGGACAGCTACTACGAGGACGGCGGCGAGCGCGCCATGTCCTACGCGATGGAGGATCTGTCCGACCTGGCCGAGCTTGCCGCGCCGTGGGAGTTCGGGGACCTGATCCACTCCGGCCACCCGCAGGTCACCCGCGGGCTGCGCGACGTCTACGACCGCTCGCCCAAGCGGCACCGGCTCACCGAGGCCGAACTGCGGCAGAAGTCCCGCTGGCGCTGGCCCGGCCTGCCGAGCAGGCTCAAGGGCTGGATCTACTGGCACAACACCGCCCGCGGCAAGATGGGCCTGCCACCGCCGAGGCGTGCCGCATGACCGCGCAGACGCAAGTGATCATGGACTGGATCGCCTCGCTCGGGTGGGACGACCGGCAGGAACTGGGCTACCCGCTGAGCCCGGGTCCGTACGTCCCCCCGAGCCCGGACCGGCTGGTTGTGATCACGGGGGGCGGCGGGCCTGGCTACATCACCGAGGAAGCAGCCCTGGACGGGGCCAACTTCCAGGCGCTGCTGCGCGGAGCCCCCGAGGACCCGCTGGGCGCTGAGGAAGCAGCCCAGCGCCTCGATGACCTGATCCTGCGCGCTCAGTTCCCGGTGCAGATCGACGGGACCTGGATCGCCAACTGCACCCGGGTCGGCAACGGCCCGAGCCCGCTGCCGTGGGACGTCACCGATCAGCGCACCACGTTCACCAGCAACTACACGATCGTGACGGGAGTCTGACATGGCCACCGGACCGCGGGTGCTGCTCCAGCCGATCCCGCTCAACCTGTCCCCGCACGGCGCGCTGTGGCTGACCTCCGCCACGCCCGGCTACGACCTCGGCTCCCCGTCCGCGATCACCGCCTGGGGCACCGCGCTCGGCGTCATGATCCCCAACCCGTCCGGCAACGTCATCCTGGCGTTCGCCTGCGGCGGCACCGCGGCCGGGGTCACGCAGACCCTGGTCGGGGACGTCGTGGGCACCACCGGCCAGGTGCTGCCCGCCACCACCGACCAGTACACGATCGCGCTGAACAGCACCGGCTGGCTCGGCCCGTGGTCGGTGTCCAGCTACAACCAGCAGGCCCCGACCCTGGTCACCTACGCCGGAGCGATCAACACCACTGCGCTGGTGACCCAGGCGCAGGGCTGTGTCGTCGTGGACTTCACCACGACCACCACCCTTGCGGTCCGCGCCTACACCCTCAACCCGGTCGCTTAGGAGGCCCGCCGTGACTGAGCCCGCCAAGCCCGCCGCTCCCGCTCCCCCGGCCCCGGCTGCCACTGCTCCTGCACCTGCCCCCGCTCCGCAGGCTGCCCAGCCTGCCACCGGCCCGCTGAGCGAAGCCGAGCAGCGGCAACTCAGCACTCTGCTGGCCCGCCAGGCTGCTGTCGGCCAGACCGGCGAGCCGGTCCGCATGAAGGTCACCGGGGGCCATTCCTCGCTGAGCTACGGCGGCCTGACGGTCGGCACCGAGTTCACCACCGTGCCAGCGAGCATGGTGGCCGCGATCACCGAGGCGGCTGCCGACGCTGGCGTTGAGATCACCCAGGAGAGTTAGCCATGGCCGGGCCACCGCTTGTTTACACCCCGCCCAACTACGTCACCAACAACGTGCTGTACGGCGTCGGGATCTTGTTCACCGCGGTGCCCGGCACAGCCCTGCCCTCGGACCAGAACCTGGGCGTGGCCACCGCCTGGACGTCGCTCGGCTGGGCCTACGTTGGTGCCACTGAGGCTGGTGTGACCGTCACATTCAACCCCTCGACGCAGGACATCAACATCGAGGAACAGCCGACCCCGGTGGCGGTGATCGTCAGCACCGCGACGTTGCAGGTCACCTGCTCAATGAGCGAGGAAACGCTGTCCAACGTCAACTTGGCCTGGGGCAACGGAGGCAGCATCGCCGTGACACCTGCCGGGGCTGGCCAGCCCGGCAAGTCGGTGATGACGCTCTCCACCAACTTCGCCGCCATGGCCTGCGCGGTGATCGGCAAGAACCAGTCCGGCTACGCCCGGGTGCTGTCGATCCCCACCGTCATGTCGGCCGGGCAGGTGCAGACCGCCTACCGCAGGGCCGCCCAGCAGCGGCTCTACCCGATGACCCTCAACGCCACCTGCCCGTTCAACCAGATCTCGTGGACCGACCTCACCGCTGTCGCCACCAGCTAGGAGGCTGCTTATGCCCGCATTCGATGCCGGAGCCGTCGTAGAAGCCCTGGACTGGGACTTCACCGCGGCAGGCGTGAAGGCCAAGGGCACCATTCCCGAGCCCTCGGACGTGCTGATCGGGGCCTTCCTCGATGCCGTCAAGAAGCTCTACACCAAGGCCAAAGAGGACGGCCTGGCCCCGGAGATCGACACCGCCCTGGCTCCCGAGAAGATGCTGGAGGCCCTGTCCGGCATCACCGGGGACGCCTACGTGGAGTTCATGGGCAATCTGGCGGAGATCTTCGCCGCGCTGTGCTCGGACAAGCCCACCAAGGCCAACCTGCTCGCGCTGCCGATGCGGGTGCGGGTCAAGTTCTACGCCTGGGTCCAAGAGGAAGTGGTGTCCCCGGAAGCCGGGACCGGCGCTGGGACGGTGGCGCTGAGGTCAGTGCCACAAGATCGCGCCGGGTAATCATCTATGTCGCCCGCCGCTACTTCGGGCTCGGGCCGGAGGAATGGGACGCGCTCGGGTGGGCCACGCAACGGGCCTACCTGGACGGCCTGGAGGCGGACGGGACGATCAGCTTCAAGGGCGGCGAGGGCCAGGAAGGATTCCCGGCCGCGAGCGCGGGCGGGCCGCAGGTGCGCAGGGAGGTCGATGCCGGGACCGACGTCATCGACATCACTGCCATGAGGAAGGCGCTGGAGAAGCGGGGTGAGTGATGTTCGATGCGGGCACGATCATCGCGCACCTTGACCTGGAGGACAACGATTTCGACCGCAAGCTGCGGGCGGACGTTGAGAAGATCGAGGCGTTTGAGCGCGGCGATCATGAGATCAAGCTCAACGTAGACGTCGATCAGGCGGGCATCGACCGCGCCAGGGCACAGATCGAGAGGCTGGACCGGCAGGCCACCGCGGACGCCCACCGCCGAGGCGGCATCCTGTCCTGGCTGACCGGCAGCGGCAAGGGCCTGGCGAGCGCGGCCGGGCCTGGGCTGAACACCGGCCCGCTGGCCCGGCTGTTCAATGCGCGCACGGCGTCGATCATCGCGGGTGGCGGGATCGGGCTCGGCGCGGTCCCCTCGCTGCTGGCCGCGGGGCTTGGCGGAGGGTTCGGCCTGGCGGGCGCGGGCGTGGCCGCGCTCGGTGCCCGGCTGCTGATCGGCCAGCAGAACCGGCCCGGCCAGGCCCCCACGCAGGGGCCGCTGTACGGGGCGGCACAGACCGCCCTGCACGCCACCACGGCATCGCTGCGGGCCAGCATGGAGCCGCTGGTCGGCCCGCTGCGCTCCGTGCTCCGCGAGATCCCGCAACTGATCCGCGGCCTGGAAGGCCCGCTGCGCCAGTTGTTCTCCGGGGCGGCCACCACCCTCCAGCCGCTGCTGCACGGGCTGGCCGACCTGGCGCGCAACGTGCTGCCGCTGCTCGGCCAGGCGTTCCGGGCCAGCGCGCCGCTGCTCCGGCCGCTGCTAGACGGGCTGTCCTCCCTGCTCACCGGGTTCCTGCCCGGGGTGATCAGGATGCTCCGGGCGGCCAAACCGGCCATGGACGCCTTCGGCCAGGTGCTCGGCATCCTCGGCCGCGGGCTCGGCCAGATGCTTGTCGCCATGACCCCTGCCCTGCGCGCCAGCAGCATCATCTTCCGGGGGCTGGGCGACGTGCTGGGTGCCCTGTTTCCCATCGTCGGGAAGCTGGCAGCCGCCTTCGCCCGGAATCTGGCCCCCGTGTTCACCGTCTTTGTCGGCGTGATCCGGCAGCTTCTGCCGTTCCTGCGCCCCATCGGTGACGTGCTTGCCAAGCTCGCGGGCGCGGTCTTGCGTGATCTTGTCGCGCTGCTCCGGCCGCTGGCCAGCCTGCTGGTCAGAATCGCACCTAGTTTCGACATCCTGGCCAAGGCGCTCGGGCAGACCTTCACCGTGCTGGAGAACACGGGCGTCTTTGGCGTGCTGGCCAACGCCCTAGAGCGGATCGTGCCGCCGCTGGCCAGGCTGATCAACGATCTTGTCAGGCAGCTAGCGCCCTACTTCCCGGTGATCATCGCGGGCTTCTCCGCCCTGCTGGACATCCTGGTCACGCTGACCGCGGCCGGGCTGACCGTGGTGCTCAACGCCATAGACGGGCTGATCCGGGCCTTCCCGGTCCTGGTCCCGCTGGTGGTCTACGGCTACCTGG